AATCACACAGGGTGGGCATATCTAGACAAAATGCCAACAGAAGACCAATTAGACGTGATAACAACATACAAGGATCAAAGTCTGACAAGCAAATACGTAGTAGTAGTATTCGCAAGAGATAAACAACGTGTTAAATACGAAAAAAGAGTAAAAATACTTGCAAAAGGAAGAGAATTATATAAGGAGGATGAATGAATATAGAAGAAGATAGGTTAGAAGTAGTAAAAACAGCTAATAAATACCATGACCATATAATGGATATAAAGCATCATGTTGAAGAACGTATGCAAATGGTAGATGATTTAGCTGACCATTTTGTAAAGATGGAAACCTTTGATGATGTACGACAATCAGAAGTAAAAGCAAGAACTTCAGAGCTATTAAAAGTCTATGAATTGATAAACAATTTGTCGTAAATTACGAGGTCGCAAAATCACACTTAATAGCAGAAGAGGAGGGGTAATCTCTCCTTTTCTGTCCTCAAGAATAAAACAAGGAGAAGTAAATGAAAGTAATAAGTCAAGTTATAGAAACCAATGACTATTCCCTATTTTCAATTTTAAAAGGAAATAGACAAATAAATAAAGCACACTTAAATAGACTGAAAGAATCTATTGAGCAGGAATCTTTAATTGTCCCAATTATTGTAAATGAAGAGTATGAAATAATTGATGGTCAGAATAGATACAATGCCTGGAAAGATTTAAAATTACCAGTTTATTATATTGTAGTTGAAGGTTATGGTCTTTCTCAAGTTCAAAGATTAAATAGTAACATAAGAAATTGGTCTATGAAAGACTATGCTGATTGTTATGATACTTTAGGAAAGAAAGATTATAAAGTTTACAAGAAATTTAAAGAAAAATATGGTCTTGGAGACTATGAATCTATTGCTTTATTGCAAAATCAAGATAATGGTAGTGGTAAAAACTTTGAGAGATTCAGAAATGGAAAATTTAAAGTTGTAAACTATAAAAAAGCTTGTAAAAATGCTGAAAAAGTAGTAGCACTATCAGAATATTATGATGGATACAAAAGAAGATCATTTGTCTTTTCTATTTTACACTTAATAAACCACAAAAACTTTGATTTTAAGCAACTATTATCAAAACTTAAGTATCAACAGTCAAAACTAGTAGATTGTAGCAATATTTAGTCTTATTACAGGGTATATACAACTACAAATCAACGAAGAAAGTCAACTTAATTTACAATTAATAAGGAGTAAACATGGAAGAAGCAATCAAAGCAGAAGTTCCTGCTGTTGAAGAAATTATTGACACAACAGAATCATGGAAATCAGAAAAAATAGATAAACTTGCTGGAGCATTAGCTAAAGTACAGGGAGAATTAGAAGGAGCTAAGAGTGATAGTACAAATCCATTCTTCAATTCTTCATATGCTGACTTGCATACAGTAATAAAATCTTCATTCCCGTATCTTAGTAAACACGGGCTATCAGTAAGCCAAGGAAATGAAATCATTCCAGGGGCAGTATGTATTACTACATTATTAATGCATGAATCTGGCCAATGGCTAAGATCGAAAATAAAGGTTCCTATGCCTAAGGTAGATGCTCAAGGTGTAGGTACTGCTTGTACTTATGGTAGAAGATATGGATTGTCAGCTATTGTAGGTATTGCACAATATGATGATGATGGAAATTCTATTAGAAAAACTGAAGCTAAGAAACAATATAAAGGTGTTAACATAACTAAATAATAAGGAGTAAGAAAATGGCAATAAAAACAATGTCAGTATCAAGTGGTGGTGGTCAGTGGTCAGAAGGATGGCACACATTAACTATTTCAAAAGCTGAATATGGTGATTGGAATGGGACTAGAGTATTAGATTTATACTTTGAGGGTTATCCTGAAACATTTAATCACAGAATCTTTGAAGCATTTGATAAAGAAACGCATGAAGAATATTCTTTAGCTAAATTCTTTAAACTATGCAATGCTGGATTGATTGATAAAATTAAATCACCTAGCGGTAAAGAAGCAATTCAATATGATGATGACGAATCAGGACTTATAGGAAAGCAATTCAATGCTTTATTCTACAAAGATGCTAATGACTATAATAAGATCTGTAATAGAATAGCACCAGTAGAGCAAACTGGAACAGTAGTATCTTATAGTGCTGAAGATGTTAATTTCTGGAAAGGTGTAGCAGAAAAGTATTTAAATGAAAAAGTACAATCAGCTCCATCTCAACCAGTATCAACAGATACAGTTACAGCAGAAAACGTACCTTTCTAAGTAACAATATTAATGGGGACAATAACTGGTCCTAATAGAGCCCTGCATTTGACAACCAGTAATCTATTTACAGGAAAATGTGAGTCCCCATTATTAACTATTAAGGAGATTTTATGACAGTCAAACAACATTTAATTAACTTTCTTGATTGGCATCTAACCAATAAGAAGTTATTCAAAACACATCATATCCAGAACTTATCAGAAAGAGGGGAATCTAAATATGGTAAAAGATTAGGTTCACCAGAAACATACACAAGATTATTTAGAGATTTAAGACAAGAAGGGTTGTATGAAGTTGATAAACTTAAAGGCAATAGTTCAGAAAGATCATGGATGGTAAGGAGGAAAAATGATTAAAGAATTTGCATTTGGTACTCATAATAGACATCACTTTTCTGATGTGAATAAAATGGAGAGTTATATGAATATGTCACAAGATGTATTCATGTCTCTATATGATTATGATGACCATGTAATAGATTATGTAAAAAAGAAACGGAGCTTATCAGGATATGATGGTATTATGTATATGCCTGATGAGTTCATACTAGACGTAGATGGTTCCAATCCTGAAAATGCACTTGATAAATTACAAGGCTTACTATTATTGCTGGAAGATTTAGATATTACCAGACAAACATATTTTAGTGGCACTGGATTTCATGTCCACATACCTCAAGAAGCATTCAGGTGGAAACCATGTGAAGATTTACATATAAAAGTTAAAGAGGAGCTCAAATCGAAAGGCATATTTGACTTTGCCGATCCATCCGTAACAGACAAAACACGTCTAATTAGAGTTCCTAATACATTAAATACTAAGTCTAACTTATGGAAAGTTCAGGTTAATATTTCAGGAAATATAAAAGATATTATGGAATATGCAACTATAGCTAGAGATATTAAAGAACTAGACCATGAATGTGACCCTGTCTTTGATGTATTAAAGAGAAAGGCTAAGCCTACTTCAGAATATCAAAAGGTATCCTTAGGTAGGCAGCCTGATCCAGTAAACTTTCCTTGCATACAAACTATGTTAGAAGGTACTGGACAAGGTCAAAGACATCAAGTAGCATTGAGACTTTCTGCGCACTTTAGATGGTTGTATCCTGAAGATGTTGTAAGGAATGTAATGGAAACTTGGAGAAAACAAGTAGATAATCCTGACCATCCTTTTACAGAAAAAGAAATGAATGGAATTATAACTAATTGCTATACTGGACATGATGGTGCAGGTTATAGATATGGTTGTAGTGATGTAATTATGGATGAGTATTGTAAGAATACTTGTAAACTTTACAAATCTAAGAAGTCTCAGACTATGATGGATGCTAAGACTATGGAGGCAGAGTTCATAGATTTCTTAGCTAATAATAGAGAACCTTTAAACTTGGGTGCTTTATATGGTCAAGACTTTCCAATTTACCCAGGCGAGGTAGTAATTGTACAAGCTCCTCCAAAGTCAATGAAGACAATGCTGCTTCAAAACTGGGTTAATTCATTCAAGAGACCTACATACTTTATTGAAATGGAAATGAGTCCAAGACAAATATGGTCACGTTTCTGTATGATAGAGATGGGTTGGAATGATGAACAGCTTAAAGAACATTATATTCAAATGCAGGAAGATATGGCTAATAAATTTAATTGGTTAACTGTAGAATATGGTTCTTGTTATCCTAGTGAGTTAGAGAAAAGACTATCATTGCTTGCAACTAAGCCTGAGATAGTTGTTGTGGATCATATGGGATTGTTAAGGTCTAAACAAAAAGATAATAACATGAAAGTAGAAGAAGCATCTCAAGCTCTTATGGAACTAGCAGTTCAACATAAAGTCATTGTATTTGCTGTATCTGAAATAACTAAGAATGCTTTCCATGAAGGTATGAATCTAGCTTCAGCTAGAGGTTCATTCAGAATAGCATATAATGCAAATAAAGTATTGTCTGTCACTCCATTTAAGAATGAAGACAATGTCATAAGATCTCTACAGGTAGAATCAACTGCCAATAGAGAAAAGGAATGGTTGAATATTAACCTTCCTATAACAGGAGTTCAAATCCGATGATTATAATGGGGGCAATAACTGGTCCTGTAAGTCCTGAAACAGAGGAATGAAGGCAAAGGAATATGTGAGTCCCCATTGT